GGGCTTGCTGGCGCTGTGTCACTGACCGACACTGTGACTGCACCGGGGATACCCTGATCACCTTTGATGCCTTGATCACCTTTCAATCCCTGAATGCCCTGCGGTCCCGTCGGACCAACAGGACCTTCGATACCCTGAATTCCTTGCGGTCCCGTGTTGCCCTGCGGACCCTGAATACCTTGCACACCTTGCGGACCCATGCCCGCCACTGGCGTCGAGACGACCCACTGAGTTGACGTGCCATCGTCGTAGAACACGAACATATAACCCGAGTCACTCTCGAACCACATGTCGCCGACCTTAGGACTATTCGGCGGCGTGTCGCTAATCGAGACACGAGCGCCGCTAGCTTCGATCAGTGACCATGCTTCGTTCTTGCGACCGTAGGTCTGCCCATCATTCGGTGCTTCATCGGCGCCGAGACTTCCAGGATCGCCCTTTTCACCTTGAATACCTTGCGGTCCTTGCGCACCCGTGTCGCCCCGCGGACCGATATCACCTTGATCTCCCTTATCTCCCTTCGCACCTGTTGCGCCGGTATTGCCTTGAATACCTTGTGGTCCTGTTGGCCCGACTGGACCAACGATGCCTTGATCTCCCTTGTCGCCTTTGTCGCCCTTCGGTCCTTGTCCGCCGACCGGACCCGTTGGTCCAACCGCACCCGTGAAGCCCTGAGGCCCCTGTGGTCCCATCGGACCGATGTCACCCTGCGGTCCCTGCGGACCGACCGGACCGACCTGCCCTCGTGTTCGCAGGAGGACAGTGATCTCCATGTTGTTATTAAAGTTAGAGCCTGCCTGCGACACGAACTGCACCGGAACCTCGAACCAGTCAGTGCGGTCGATCGCCTTGCCCGTCAGTCTCCAGTTGGTATTGTGAAAGGACGCACCACGTTCTTGGATAATAAAGTCATCATCGAACTGCGCCATCGTAAACACCGCAGATGGATCTAGTCCGTCCTGTGTCAACCTATCAAAATAGACTCTCGTGACACTCGCCATCACGTTGCTGTTGAAGCGAAGTCGCCCTGCACCTGGATCCTGCGCCTGAGTGTTGCTGTCGAAACGATACAGCCACATCGACGATGAAGCACCAGCCGGACCAGTTGGACCCGGAGGCCCGACAGGCCCCGGCGGTCCTGGATCTCCCTTTTCGCCGCCGCCTTCGCCGATGATCACGCCGTTCTCGACGCGAAGCCCGTCTCCTATTTCGAGACGTTGCACCGGGCCACGCACTGGATCATAGCGGCCGAGCAGCGTATTCGGATCGGCCTCCATTACGATGTCGTCGTTGTAGTTCGAGAAGATACCTTCCATCAAAGGCTGGCCGTTTTCGTCTTCTTGAAGACGATTGACGAGCCATGCCAGCGGATCTGCAGGAGGTGTCGGCGGCGCACCGGACGGACCCGGTATCGCCGTGAAGCCTCGCATCCGCGCCTTTGATTTACTGCTCGCGCTGCTCATGCAGCCCTCTTCCTCCACTCAGCTGTTCCAGGATTGACCCATCCTCGGGTGCCTGGATTGACCCATCCTGCCGTCCCTGCGTATCCCCATGTTGTCGTTCCAGGATACGAACCCGGCAACGGATCTGGTTCCGGCATTGCCGGATAGTTGACAAGCCCTTCACCAACCATCGTGAAAGATGATGACGGCAGTGTGCCGAGACCACTGACGAAGTCATTTCCTGAAATGATAGCGCTGATCGATACTAGATCACCGCTGCCATAGGCAGTCAGTGATGCGAAGCCTGCCATCAGCGACCGCTTGGCTGCGAGTAGACCAGAGCCCGTTGCCTGAACGATCGCGACGGCGTCGAGAACAGATCTGTTTGTGCTCAGTAAGCCAGTGCCGAAAGATTTTCCAAGACCGATACCTGAAGCCGCATGATCCTGAGAAAATAGAGCGCCGGAACCTGTATGACGCGCAGCGCCAACGCCTGCAATCACTCTGGATTGCGCCTGAAGCGCGCCAGCACCTTGAATGACAACTACGCCCTCCGCCCCGAACACGCTTGCACGAGCGGAGAGGAGGGACGCCGAGCCTGCGGAGGACGAGGCCCCGAGGCTGACCGTAGTCGCTGCTACAGAAGTCAGGACGCCGAGGCCTGACCACCGAGCAAGACCCGCTCCAGCAGCAACGCTGACGGAGGAGGCAAGAACACCTGAAGCAATCCACGTCGCGGTGCCGGAGCCGGATACTGTGGCACTCTGCGCGTTTAGAATTCCAGACGCGGTGAGTGCTGCACTGCCGACGCCGGTGACGGAAGAAGCACCCGATAGAAGTATACCTGTCCCGGTCGGGGCTGCAGCGATGCCGCCCACGCCAGACGCTGCTGAGGTTCCTGCACTCAGCGTCGCCGTGCCAGAAGAGATACTCTTGCCAGAAGCAGTGATGACGCAGGCTGTCGGTGCGAGGAGGGAGGCTCCCTGTGTTCCCGACAGACCTGCGCCAGCCAGAGCGGCTGTTGCGTCAAGCAGCGCACCCGTGCCCAGTGATCTCGATACTGCAGCACCGACTGCGACCGCACTCTGCGACGGCAACGTGCCGGTGCCGCTGACGATGACTACGCCTTGGAAGCCTGAAAGCGAAGCAAGTGAAGCTTGCAGCGCCGATGCTGTTTGCGTTGACGACGATGCACCCGCGCCCGCGAGCGTAGAAAGATTACTATTGAGCGTTCCGGTAGCAATCCACTGCGTGATCCCGGTGCCGACCGCGGTCGCGATCGACGCATTGAGTATTCCGGTGCTGACCCAGCGTGCGACGCCAAAGCCACTCAGCGTCGCAAACGAAGTCAGCGCACCTGTGCCTGTAGCAGTGTTAAGTCCAACACCGACAAGCGTCGCAACGGAGCATGCGAGCGTGCCGGTGCCGGTCGTCTGGCTGATGCCAACGGACCCGATGGCTGCAGCCGAGACAGACAGCGAAGCTGAAGTGCTGACCGAGCGCGAAAGCCCTGCTCCGGCCGTCACTGCAGCTAATGGTGCAAGCGCACCGAACGTACTGACCGAACGCGAAACACCGACGCCAACAAGTGTAGACAGTGTCAGAACCGACAGCGTGCCGGTTCCATTCGCAGTTCCGATACCGATACCGGATAGCGTAGCAACCGACGATGGTAGAGCACCGAACGTCGAACGTGATGACGAAACACCTATGCCGACTGCGGTCGCGCTTTGTGAAGCCAGTGTGCCGGTGCCGGTGACAGGCGCGAGCGCAGAGATACCGACGACAGCCGATACCGACGAAGTCAAGATCGCGGTGCCGGTCGAAGCTACAGTGCCGCTTGAAGCGATAGCCGCGACGCCGGTACTAAATGCGCCAGTGCCAGTAATCGGCGGCCAAGCAGCGAGACCAACACCAGCGAGAACTGCGATCTGCGCCACCGGACCATATCCGCCCGGCGTCAGCGAGACAGTGCTATCAACCTCATACGTATTGCCGTAGGCATCCCAGATCGAGCCATCCCAGACTCGTAAACAGAGCGTCGGGCCGCCATAACCCTCGTTCGTTGAAGCAAAGTAATAGACCTCACCAGCGTCGTTGATTGCGCCGGTTCGCTCGATGACAAACGCATACTCTGCGCCATTGGTGACCGGGACCGGCGGCGTAAACGTAAACGTGGTCGGCGCAGCAGAAAGCGGCAGCGAGCTTGCAGCGATGGCGTTTGACGACACACCTATTTGTGCCAGCGGGTTGTGACTGGCATCAACACTGAATATCTTAATCAGTATGCTGTCGGTCGGTTTCGGTGGTGAGTAGTGCAGACCCTTCAGCGCAACGCTGGTGATCGTGTCGCCGACAGCGATAAAGCCCTGCGAAACTTTCTGCGCGTATGTCGCACCGATATCTACGTCGCCCGAAGCTGATCCGGTGATAGTGACGTTTCGAGTGGGATAACCCGAGCCGTACCCCACCGAGCCAGAAACACCAGCACCAGCAACGACGGTCTTCTGCGCTTCCAGACCGACCGCGTCAGCCGTAGTGATAATGCTGTAAAGATCGTAGCCGCCGCTGAGTATCGGCACCCATGCCGCGCCGTCGAATTGCTGAACGCAGAGCGCGGTGCCACCGTAGCCTTCGTTGACGATATTGAAGCTGTATCGACTTGAACTGAGCGCTCCAGTCCGCTCCAGCACGAACATATACTCAGTGCCGACAGCAACCTGAACCGGCGTTGAGAATATGAAATCTACCGGCGACGAAGAGCTGATGCGCAGCGACGGACCGGGGATAATGTCTGATGCCAAACCGACTTGCGCCACTGGCGCATGATTGCCATCGACGGCATAGATCTTGATCAGCACCCCGTCAGTCGGAACAAATCCAGCGCCGACAGACATTCCCAAAAGACGGATTTTCTTAACGAACTTCGCAGTAGCAACAAAGCCCTGACCAGCCTTTGGATGCGCGATATCGCCGAAGTTTGAGTTGCCAGCAAAGCCACCGGCGATGGTGATATCTGTTGCCGGTACAGTCGCGGCCGTACCTACCGATGACGATGTGCCGCTCGAAGCAAGTGCAGCGACGCTCGTTGTCAGAACGCCAGTGCCGGTGACAGGCGGCGACTGAACGAGGCCTGCACCACTCGCGCTTGCGACGCTTGCACTGAGCACGCCGGTCGCGTTCCAGCTTGCGATGCCGGTGCCGACGAGAGTACTTGGCTGCCCAACCAGCGCGCCAGTGCCAACCGATGCCGCAATGCCGGAGCCGACAGTCGTGGCGCTCTGCGCGTTGAGCGTGCCGGTGCCAGCACTGGCTACGATACCGGAACCGGAAACTGAGGACGTAGCAGCGTCCAACGCACCGTTGTTCGCAACGGTCAGCGTTTCGCCCATCCATGACAAGAAGCCGGATGGCGCAACTTGGGTTAACTCAACAGCCCTTGTGCGAATAGTGAACGTGCCGCTTTGCGACCACAGCGCATGGTCAACTGCGGCGGCAGACGAGAAATCGATACCGCCAACGCCGGTTGCAGGGTCATTGGCGACATTGCCGTTCCAGTTATCAGTGGTGCGAACCCAGAACAATTCTGCCCCAGTGTCCCACGCCAAACTAATAATTCCACCATTGACAGGAGCAGTAGTGGTAATGCCCGAGTAAGTGCTACCGATATAAATGTCGCCAAAACCGTTAATGCGAGCCGCAAACGGTGTACCAACTACAGCGGCAGATGCATCCTTGATACCTACGTTGCATGCAGCATCAGAGAACTTAGTTACAGCTTGAATCTCCGCATAATATTTTCCAGCGGCACCATTTAATCGTTTTGTTGTTGAACGAACAGCGGCAGTGGTGCTGGGATTATTTGCCGTCTTGTCGCCATTCGACAGAACTGTATTTGTGCTTTTGTCGTTGACGTTCCACGCATCCGCCGTTGCCGGAGCGCGGACCACAGACTCGTTGTACTTCCAAGTCCCGTTGTCGTTGACGACATAGCCGACAACATCCGAGCCGCCGCGCGAGTAGAGCGAGCCAGTCGAACTTTTCGATAGGTTCGCATCAGAAGCAGCGACGGTGCCAACAAAGAACGACACCGGAGCGCTCCAATTCGCGCCGTCATTGGTTGACTTGATCGCGTAGAGGTCGCTGTCTACTGAGCTACGGTAAACAATGGTGACATCGAGCGTGAGAGGATCGACGCCGATACGGTGTGGGGTCGTAGTGTTTGTTGCTAACGCAGAAGCAAAAGAAACAGTCGGGTTATCGGCACTGTCAAACCGCATCGCGCTTTGACTAGTGTCATTGCTGGTGACGACGACCTTGGTCGTGCCAGCCCTGTCGTAGCTGACAGCGTCTCCCGGCCCAGACATCGCGAGTGAGGATGCTGCGGTGTTTAGTGCGTTAGCCGCAGACAAGGTCCGATAGGCAACGCCGGTTTGGTTGTTCCACGAAAAGTGTACTCTGTCAGATGCGCCCAAACATGCGGTAGGCGCGTTGTTATCAACCGCCGTGTTCGGATCGACCATCGTCTCAGTCGACCAAGTGTTGACGGCAGTACGACGCCGATAATAAACGTGCGCACGAAACGTGCCTGATACCTTGGCCTGCACACCGCTGTAGAACGCAACCACCTCACCATTGCCGCGAACGACAAGCGAAGCACCGGCTCCGGCTCCGGCAATTTGTCCGGTGACGGCAACCGCCGCCGACACCGTCTCTATGGTGGCGAGGAACGTGTCGGTCGAGGCATCGAACGAAACGTACTTAGTTGCGAATAGCGTTGATGCGGTGCCGTCGTTCACCAGCAAGTGGATGGTGCTACCGACTTGGTAACCCTGCAAATTCAGGATCGCTGTCGTGAAGCCGGTCTTGGTGGCGATGCTCGACCACGCTGTCGGAATAACATCATAAACTTTTAACGTCGATTCAAGAATGAAAACATCGGCTGACCAAACACTGCCGTTGTAGTTGCCAAAGAATCCGCCTGAATAGGAGCTGGACCCCGACTGCCCACCCCATGCAATATTATTTGAGCTGTTGACTGCGCCGCTGCGCGACAGCACGATGCAATACTGTGTAGCCGCACTGAGTGCGACGGGAGTAACCCAAGTCAGAGTATATTCAGTTTGAGACGCTGCAACGCTTGATGCAGCCAAAGCCGTCGCCTGACCAAGACTGCTGCCTGTGGGCAAACCACCACTTGCTGCATAGACGTCTGCTAAAATATTATCGGCCGGCGAGCCGATCTTCGCCAGCGAGACGCCAACAGATTTTAAGTTGAATGCTCCGACCGTTGTAAACGACTGCGATAACTGCGTGTACGTCGCGCTAGTACCAACTTGCCTTCCTGAAGCCGTGCCGGAAAGCGTATCGATAAGCGGCGTTGATCCCGCAGGATCGGTCGCCTTGTACGCTTGCAGCGTCGTCGCAGTGGTGCCGTCGCGACCGAAGAAGTAGAAAGTGTCGGCCGTCGTACTGGCTACGTTGATATAAAATTGATTGGCCTGGTTCCAGGTCGTACCGTTCCAAAACAGACCGGAGCCATTGGCGTATGCCCCACTCTGTGCGCATAGACTGTAATATGTTGTGCCGCTCAACGCCCCACTGCGGCAGACAACGACAGCATACTTAGTGGCTGCATTCAGATTGATATTTGAAAAGGTGAACGAGAGCTTGGTGAATGTCGTCGCGTTGACTGATGCAACCGGAATAGTTTGACTAGTGCCAAGTGCCGCACCAGTAGGGTAGCCATTACCATCAACCGCCTTGATCTCTAGATAGAAACCATCTGCTGGAGCGCCCCCACCAATCTTAATCGCCGCCTGAACGCCGATAACGGTCATAGCCGCTATCGTTGTGAACGTCTGCGCTACATAAGGTTGACCCGTCAGTCCGAAACTATCGAATGCGGAGCCACTCCCTTGTGGACCCGTAACAATCCCCGGAGCCAAGGCGGATGTCTTGAACGGCCCGACTGGCGCAAGCGTCGTCGCCAAACCAGTGATGGTGACGGGCAGTGCCATCTATTTCAGTAACTCCCTGCCACGATCAAAGATCGCCTTGGGTACATGGCCTCGCTTGACGGCAAGCTTGCGACCGGCTCGATCGCTATGTTTGAACACTTCACGACAATCGTATACCCGACACATGACCGGCGCGCGATCGTGAATAGTACAGCCGCTTTCACCGAGATATGAACAATCGCCGTTCGGCAATCTGTCTAGGATCGTAATGGGAGGTTTATCCAAACCATCCCTGTACCATTTTGCAGTGTCATAGCTCGAGACGTTGTCGCCTCTTTCAGGATACAGGATGGTCATCATCTTGCAGCACAAATGACACGAACCGCATGGGACGACCTTGCGATCCATCAACGCTTGCGCTTGCCGGTGATCTGCGCTGGCTGTGACTCCTCGGCAAGCTGAGGGAGGTCTTCATAGCTGCCGTGGACGTAGGTCGTAGTCACCTCGACGCCGCCGTCGGGCAGCCAGCGCGCCGTCTGTTCGCCGAACTTCCCAATGAAGCTGGAGCCGGCAATCTGGGACTGGGCCATGTGACGGGCGACCTTTTCCAGATCATCTCTATTGAAGGTAATCGCTTCAGAACGTGCGCGTATCATAGTGTTATTCCTTTGAAGAGGGTCATGCGACGACGCCGAGAGGAGTCAACAACGTCGCCGCACTTCCCAACCGGCGGGGGTAGAGGGGGGAAGGCCTCTAATGCCGGGAGCTTACGCTGGAGCTGAGTAGGTCAGCGAAGTGAGAGACACTTGCTGGCCTGCTGAGATCACCACCGAATTGAGTTGGATGTCACCGCCGCCACCCGTTGCCGTGACACTGCATAAGATGATAGGGGTGGCGTTGCCTTGCCGAAGCTCTGCCTTCGCAATCGTTCCGCCGACGGCATTGGTATCCGCGACGATCGCGTTTGCCGTGGCAGTGCCTGACGCAGCGGCACCAAATGCCGGGTTGGCAAACGTCAGCGTCGCGACTGTCGCGGCCGCTGCAGTCTGCATGATCAGCTTGCCGGGTGGAGTGTTCACGTCGAGTTGATCGACAACGAAGTCCGCGAGCGCGGTGCGCACAGCGGTTGGATGTGTGACGGCCAAGTCAGCCTCCTATGGTTCTTCGTGTTCGGAAAGTTTTGTCTGCCAGACGATCTTGCGCGACGAACTCAGGACGGTTGAGCCGTCATGCTCTTTGTAGCTGCGCAGATACACGATGTCGATACGACCTTCACCATGTTCCTGCGCCTCAATAGCCTTGATGTCTTTTGGCCCACCGCTGTCGAGAAACACGAGCGCGTTGTGGTTGCCGATTTTGCGCAATTCCATAATAAGCTCGCGGACGGTCATTTGTCACTGACCTCCGCGGTGCCGGACACTTGCGCGGCAGGACCGCCTTCCCTGACTTTGCCCTCTTCGATCCATTGATCAATGAACCCGAGCAGAAGCTCGTCCTCGTCGCGGGCGGTATATGACATTCCTGCGACATACTCGCTCTTGAGCTCTTCGTCCTTGAAACCGTCTATCACGGTGAAAGTGCGTGGCATTGGTTCTTCCCCTTGTTAAAAAGCGGGCGACGCATTTTACCGCGCCGCCCCAGTCCAGGCCTTGAGTTACTTGCGCTTGCTCGGTGTCGGCACCGGGTTGGCCCCACCAGGAACCACAGTGGCGAAGCTGATCCATCCCGTCATGGGAGTCCACATCGCATGCCACTTGATCTTCGCATCGGCAGGCGGCTCTGGAATGGGTGGCAGCCCTTGATCAGGATGGGGCTGCGAACCGGGGAGTCCCGTCCCTGGACGTGGATCACTCGGTCCCCAGATGTAAACGGGTTCCCATCCACCGCTGTCCGGCGGCAGCACGATCGGATGCGATGGCTTCGGCTGGTCGCCAGGAAGTCCCTGATCGGGGCGAGGCTGCGATCCGGGGAGTCCTTGATCAGGGTGCGGTTGATCGCCCGGCAGACCTTGATCGGGATAGACCGGCGCACCGGGTGGCAGTGGATAGTAGATCGGATGCGACGGGATCGGAAGATCGCCGGGCAACGTATTGTCCGGTCGTCCACCTTGTCCACCGGGCAACGTATTGTCGGGCCGAGGCTGTGAGCCCGGCAGACCTTGATCAGGATGCGCGCCCTGATCCATTGGGATAATCAATGCTAAGATTCCTTTAGCAGCCATTGGTCTTCTCCACTTGGGTTCAGTTATCGTCCTCTTCCTCACGCTGACGCTCTTGACGTTCAATGATCTCAGCATAGCGCTCATCGTCAGCGGGCACAAATGCACAGCGGCAATTCAAGTGGGCCGGGATTAAATCATTGGCCTCCTCGATATTGTAAGGTCCATCACCTGCGATATCTTCGCAGTCCTCGCAGACTTCATCGTCTCCCGCTGTGAGTATGTTCACCATGGCATCCCGAATTCGAAAGGTCGGTACAATAGGACGGGGGTTCCATTCCGGATAGATTCCCACCTTCTTGATCCCGGCTGCCTTGTAGGCCGCGAGCTTGCCTTGGTTGACAGCCCGAACGATCTCCGTGCTGATCATCATGAGAAGTCTTCTTCTAGTTATTTCCTCCAGCGTCTGACGCACCACCAGCATCAGGGTTTCTGTGCGAGCCTCGGTCATGAGAGCCTTCGACACGGCACGCAGAATTCTTCGCTGGGTTTCTGAGCTGATGCCCTTGACCTCGATGTTCACGGCTTCTGAAAGAATTCTAGCCAGCCGTGAAGTGTTTATTTCTGCCGATGCCTTGATCTCATTAGAGCCGAGCGCCACGCCACGCAGCACCGCGACGGTGATCAAGTCATCCAATGGTATTTCTATAGAGGACGATACCACTTCACGAAGCATTCTATCGGTGCGTATCAACCGAGAGGCCGGGTCCTCCAGGAAGGGGAGCGCGATGTCAGGCTGCTCGAAGAGCCTGAGTCCCGGCACATCCTCTTCCTGGATCAGTACCCGAAGGCTGCGATGCAGGGTGGCCACCCTGGAGTTGACGATGCTTCGTCCGGTGCGGCGCAATCCTGCACTACGACTCGGATCCCTTCGCCTAGGCGACGGAGTGGGCGCGACCGAGGGTCGAGGCTCTGTCACCGCGACGCCCCCGCGCCGTTGGCTTCGGCAGCTTTACCGTTGCCTTGGCCGTTGGTTTTCTCTTCGCCGTTTTCACCATCGGCTTCTTCGTCACCCTCTTGCTGACCGCTTTCCGCATTAGCTATCTCTCCTCTTTCAGACGGTTGGCCAAGCTCTTGATTGAGCAAGGCCGTCTCTATCGCAGCTTCCAACCCGGGATACGTTCCATCCTCGATGAGCTGGTTGCAGCGACCCTTGGCCAGAGCTTCCACCGGCACCAATCCTGCGTCGACGTCTATCTTGGAAGCCTCGGCCTTTTTCTTTGCGATGTCTGCACTCTGGACCGCGTCCATCTGCCAGAGTGAGTTCCACTCGTAGAAGATGTTTGGATCCAGTTTCCCCAGAGCACTCTTGATCAACGACTGATCCAGCTTCTCGAGCGCCGGAGACAATCTTAACTCTTGGTCTGACTTGACTTTATCGTAGTAGTTCTGTAGATCGCCCTCTCCGGTTGAGTTGAGCCCCGCCGGTGACTGTCCCAGGAATCTCGTCACTGGGATGTCTGCGGCACCCGCAGCTATTTGAAGGTACATCTGGAGGACCTCCGGCATCCCTGCGAAGTTGGTGCCAATACGTTCCCAGGTTTCTTCGCCGTCGATGACGATGGCGTTGATCACGGACTTTGCGACGTTGGCCTCGGAGAACCTCTTGATGAGCCGGTTGGTCCCCTGCTCGGTGGCCATGATCTCCGTCATGCCTGGAATCTTGATGACGTCGAGCTTGGCCTCCTGGATCATGGTGGCAATGGAAGACATCACCGCTCCGGCCGAGTTCACGCTATCACTGATGACGTTCATCATCGGGTCGCCCCAACCCTGATTGGTCATAGGATCTGGAGTGTCCAATCCGGTGAGACGAACCATCCTGGAGGGATGAATCCTCGTGGTGTTATCAATGTTATAGAACTTCGGCTGGCCATAGTATGGAGAGAGTAAATCTTTCTCGAGCTCTTCGACGGTCAACTGATGCGGTGCCAGCACATGAATGAACTTGAAGCCGTCCAACGGAACTTCTTCTGGAATGAGCTCAGATGCAAGGTTCCCGTCGACACCTATCATCAAGCACGCGCCACCGTACAGCCGCGCCTTCGTGAGCGCCATCTGCAGCTTCAGCTGGAGCCCGAGGCGCTTTTCGGTCTCCTCGATCTTTTCGATTTGATCTTGCTTGGCCTGCCACGATCGCCACTGGCGGGTTGCATCCTGAGCCGGGATTGAGATCGCTTTCCTGGCAATCCAGTCAGACTTGAACGCGGCTTCCAGTTGCTGGCGGTTCCATATCGGCGAGATATAAGAATGCGCCGTCATCTTGTCGCGGCCGACGACGCCGAGTCCGCTCAAGAAGTTATGGAAGGTGTCGCTGAAATGGAACATCAGCAATCCTGCTTGCTGGTTTTGCACCAGCGCTGAAGCGCGTCGATGAAGGTCATGTCTGGTACGTCACCCTCGTAGCGATAGATGTCATCGCGCACCGTCGCCTCCGACCCGAGCCGGATGGCGCACCAATACACGAGCTTCCTTGGAAGAAGCCACGCGATCATGATGGTGAGTCTCTCGATCAACGGCGAGCCTCCGGTAGATCAGGATCCACCAGTTCGAGCTCTTCCATCATCACGGTGATGGCAAAGTTCCGCTCGGCTTCTTGCTCGACCGGATCACCGCGGGTTCCGGATCTAAATTTTATGTGGACGATTGCCCGGCCAACGTCGGCTGGGATGATGACTCCCGACCCGGGAACGACTTCCGGGATCGTGACTTCATAGCCATCGAGACCGAACATGTCATTGAAGAAGACGCCATCGGTGGAAAACTGAAACGTGAGGGGAGCATCGGTCCATTCCGGTGGCATGGTGATCCTGACCAGCTGACCTTCGCCGCAGTCGACTGCGTCAGAGAGTGACTGACCCCTTGAGATGGTCGGTCCATTGATGACCTGGAGCGTCATGGCGCGGTCCTTTGCAGTTCGTCTTCTATTCGTTTGACGAGCATGTCGCGATCAATACGGGTGTCTCCCAATAGGAAGCAACTTATGTCTCCGCTCAGATCTCTGCGCCCATGGGTAATTCTCTTCGGATCAGACATCCTTTGACGGATGACGTCCTGAGCGTCCCTGATCTCCTCGTCCGTCATCATCGCTTCGCTCTCGGCTTCTTCTTGAATCCGCTCGTCGCGTGATAGAGTGCGACTTGCTTCTTCGTGAACTTCCTC